AGCCCCGTTGTGTAAGTCTGTGAAGCCTCGGACTGTACCATGAGTACACCGCCGAGTGGGTAGTAAGCGACTGTAGCGCCGGATGTCTCTAGGGCGTTGTTGCCGTCCCTTGAGGACTCAGCCGCCGATACACCGATGGCGATTTCGCCGTCAGCACATAGATCAAGCGTGTTGTTTGTGCTGTCGTTGACGAGTAGTAGCCCTTTGCCACTAACAGTCGTACTTGCTTTCAATGTTGCGTTTCGTGGGTCTGCTCCTTCTCCGTACATATTCAAATCATCTCCTTCATGCTCTCGTAGGATGGCGCGGTCATTCTGTTGCGCTCATCTGCTGCGAGTGTCTTGTTCCAAGCGGAAGCCCATGCGTTCCATGCTTTTGCGTAAACTTTCTCGTCGTTGCTGACGAGTCTGCCGTTGAGGTAGTTGGAGACTGTTGGCCTCTCTTCCTCTCCGGGCATCGAAGCCTCGACTGGCTTCTCGACTGACTCTACTGGGGTCATCTCGACTGGGGTTGGCTCAGGGTGTGAGGCTTCCCATGACGCGATGAGCGTTTCAAGGGTTGGTGTCGATAGGTCTTCGTGACCTGACATTCCGAGGTCCGTGGCTTTCTCAACGAGGACCATTCTCTCGGCCTCGACGCGAGCAGCCTCGGCAGCCTCGTATTCGGCTATCCGGCTGTTTGCGAGGACGAGTTCGGCTTGTAGTGCCTCCATATCCTCTGTTTTGTCTTCAATCATATTTTCTTCCTCGGTCATTGCAATCACCTTTGGGTTGGTTTCAGCAGTATTCGACTGACTTATAATAGTTTCTTGGGAAACTAAAGGTTTCTTTAATTTTTTCATTTCAACAGTTTCAACATTCGCACGGTTGTACGCTGGTCGCCTTACTAGAGCAAGATGATCAAAAGTGAAATCTTCTCCGAACACAAGACCATCTTCATCTGCCGACACAGGAATACCTGAACCACCTATGGAAACACCGTAGTCATCTTGCTGCCACAAGCCGTCTTCTAGGCTGGCGAACAACTCTTCGCTTGTAACGTGTGCTACATACCTCACATCGTAACCGGCGTTTGTAGTTAGGAACCTTGCACTGACTATGTAGCCTATGTTAGATTCTTCAAGTCCCTCGACATTGCGAGTAAAGCCAGCGCCATGCTCATTTGCCTTGGGGTGCATCAAAGTCAAGTCTGCTCCCTGCATCTGATCAACCACTGACTTTGCGCCAGCGGGTGTCAAGGACCACTTGTTCTTGTTCATACCTTGGTGGAAGGCTATGCCGCGTATCTCGTAAACAGTCAAGCCGGTTTCGGCTATGACTTTGGCCTCTACTTCCTCTATATCGACGTCCAAAGTAACAGCGATTCTGACGCACTTGCCGTCTTTCTTCTTGAAACCCGGTTCGCATGAACTTGTTTTGTCGTAGTGCATGCTGTTGTATTTGATGTTGCGGGTTTTGTACGGGTCTTCTTTGTGGTCGTGAACGTGTAGAGCGTAAGCCTCTTCATCCTCTTCCTTTCTCTTTTTCATGTAACTTTCTACTTCCATGTCACCCCTGCTTTTGCTCATAAACTCTTCATGAGACTCACAGGGCATAAAGATAGTTTTACCGTTTCTTTCCATTGTGTGTATTTTGTCACAGCCCATTTTCTTTGCCTGTTCCATAGCCTCACCGGGGTTGTCATACTCCTTCTCGGCCTTGTAATGGTCAGTCCCATCATGGGGCCTATCTTGGTCTTTGAATTTATGACCTTCGTGGGCTTTCATACACTCTGCTCTGCTGTTACCCATAGCCATACATCTGTCCATATATTGTTGATGTGTTTCAGTGCTTTTGGGTTTAGGCGTAGCAGCCTCATAGTTCATCGTTTGTTCTTGTTTATCTCCGCATCCACAATTCATCGCTTCCACCTTTCTTCCGCTTTCCCACTGTCTGCATGACCAGTACCGAGCCTTGTATTTGGGTCCGGGGTTGTCACAGTTATGACGGGAACGGAAATTTCTTCTTCTTTCTGGATCATCGCGCTTTATCTCCATATTTGGGTCGCCGAATCTTACTAGGACTACATTACCCTTTTCATTCTTGGTATATACTCCAAATTTTTTATTAGCGCCCGGAGTGCGAAAGGGTTTGTTGAGTGTGACCTTCCGACCTTGATACTCTGCTGCCGAAACATCTATGTCTCCCCAGTCTTCGTATGCGACTTGTTCACCACCACAACCGCATCCACACGACATGGTGCGGAAAGTTGAACAGTGTTTTATTAAGACTTCCTAGGGTGTCCTCTAGGCAATAAATCATTATCTTGAGTGTATTTAGGATTAGATGGTCTACCCGATCTGACAAGACGTAGGAAGGCGTTTACCCTAGCCATAGACCACGCAGCCCTGCTGATTCCGGGCCTGTGGGAAGTGGAGTATGCACCTGCGCCCCGACGGTAGACTGCCTTTAGCATCCTGAGAGTCACCTTGCGGTCAGACTTCTCATTGTGGTTCTTAACCTTGTTTTGCAGCGACTTCGTGACACTTTCACTGAATGTCACCTTACCGCCGGGACGAGCAGAACCGGGCTTGTTTCGTGGGCTGCCCTTGATTCTGTCTTTCTTAGGTGCGGGAGTGGAACGGATATCTGCAACTTCTGTTCTGTCTGCATAGGTGAGGCATACTGCAAATCTTTGATCGCGCTCAGGAAACTGGCGATTCATCTTCGTGTCAGCCATGCACCTGTTGATGAACGCGGCCCTGTTTTCTCCGGGTCTTCTAGTAGGCACGGTATCACTCCGGTATATTGTATGCACTCCAAGCATCGGAAGCGTCATTTGCACTAGAATACGAAGATGGTAAGTCCCTTAGAAACTGCCTGTAGTCTCTCCTTTCCGTAGATAGCGTGACATCTGCCAAGGCCCACCAGTCAGTTCTTGCTAACTCCATGTCCCTAGATGTTCTCACGTCATCCCAAGTCACGTCAAATTTAGTAGTGACTCCATCCAATGTTTCTTGTCTATGTAATACAAACGTCATTCTAATCAACCCTATACATTATGTGTAAAGTAGTGGTGCTTGTTGTGTTTGAGTTTGGGTAAGTAGAAGAATAACTTGCAGCCAAAGCATCACCATCGCTATGCTCCCCCCCTTGGCCGGAACCGTTATTGATAGCGACTTGGTTAGCGTTTCCGATTGACACACCTATTTGCGCCCTTGAACTTGATGAAACACCTTGTAGTTGGGAGCCACCAGCCGTTGCTGCTGCTCTTGCATAAGCAGCGTAATAAAGAGTCCCTTCTGTTATGGTGGTAGAACCACCGGAGTAAGCACTGACAGTGGCATCTTGATAACCTGTTGATGTAGTGGCTACCGATGCTGTCATCTGTAGTGCGTTAGGTATTCTTTGAAGTGTGCTACCTGAACCACTTTCTGTTGCCGTGTAAATACCCAACAAGACATTAGGGCTTGATGCGTTTGCGCTTGAAACATATACTGATAACTTTGTTATCGCCACAGTTTCGGGGGCGATAAATGGGAAGAAAAATATTCGTTCTAATGTGGTCGGGTGATTTGTGTTGCTGAAACTTGGAAAACCATATGGAGTCAAGGCTGTTAGTGTCGTTCTTGGGTTTGTTCCCTTTCTGAAAACTTGACGAGTTGGTGCAAAAGCAGAACCACCACCACCTGCTATCGTTATTGTTTTTGTAGCCCCCGTTCCTGATGCAACTACACCACTACCGACAAAGTTTAGTGTTGTTCCCGTTGTCGATAATGGTGATCCCTCATCTTGTATTGTGACTCCGCCACCACCACTTTGAGCGACCCAATCAAGGTTTCCCGCACCATCTGTCTTTAGAACCTGATCTGCGGAACCATCAGTGTTAGGAAGCGTTAGTGTGTATGAGGCTGCTGCCGAGTGTGGTGGACCTTTGATTATTATACCGTGAGTATTGACTTCACAGTTTAGTTTAAACTGACCAGCACCTTTTGTTGAGTTACCTTTGAAGATAACTTGTCCTGTCCCGTTTGGAGCCAACTCTATATCGCCGTTGCTCACTGAAACAATGTCATTACCGTTGACATCCAAGTTTCCGCCCAACTGTGGGGTTGTGTCTCCTACTATATCACCAACTGTGGCTTGTGCGGCGATGGCTGCCTCGGCTGAATCAGTTATGTGTTCTGTTCCAATAATATTTTGTAATTTACGATTCTTTGGCATAGTATCACAACCCACTTATATCATATGCTTCCCAAGCATCACAAGCGGCGTTAGCACCGGCTTCTGCGTAATTCTGAGGTAAATCTCTAAGGAATTGTCTGTATGCTGCTTGAGCATCTGTCATGTTTCCCCTCAACACCCACCAATCAGTATCTTCTAGTTCCCGTGTCCGAGCATATCTAACCATGTGCCATTCTACATCTCTGTATGTTACTGTTGCTTCAAGCGGGTCGCCTGACCATGTTGTTTCTCTCCTAACGATTACATAGTTGCCTACCATTTTAATCATCTCAACCTATCTTTATTCCACACATAAGAGTGTTGTTGTAAAAACCCTGTAGATTACTTGGAGTTATAGTGGATGGCATTGTGTTGGCTGAAGAGTTCAACCTAAGTGATACTTGATAATTTTCAACATGAGTGATGGCATTCCACGGTCCCAACCAAGGATGGTCACCTTGACTGAGACTTCTTACTCCCACAGTGTTTGTTGTGTTGTTGCGACAAAAACCCCACCAAAATTGTGTGCCTCTTGTCAAACTGATAGTACCAAAACCGGAAGTGACATATTGCGCCCCTGTTGATGTGCATGGTATGTCGATAGATCCCAACTTTTGATAGGGAACGCCTTCATTGTCATTGTATATGGCTACAGTAATTTTTGTAGTTCCCGTGGAATCAGCAGTTGAACAGTTTATTCCTATTTCAGTGACGTTGCCAGTCATAGGTGCTATAAATGGTCTGAATAATGGGTTGTCTTGATTACTTCTTGATTGCCAAGAATTACCAGTGCTTCCCCAACCCGGTAGTTTGTTAAGCATATGCCTATCGTTGGAAGAAATTACTCCACTTTTTATCATCTGCAAATCAAAATCATTTGACCCACCGCCGCTTGCGGTAGCCCAAGTAACGGCTGAACCACTTCCACCGGAAGTCAACACCTGACCGCTAGTACCAGCAGCAGAGCCACCGATGAGAATTTCGCCGGCTGAACCCACACTGAGTCTCTCACTACCTCCGGTGATGAAACCTAGTTGGTCTGCTGCTGTTCTTCTAACGCCTGTGTCGCTATCACCCTCAAAGTGTAGTCCCGGTTCTGAATTGCTGCCTGTGCCAACTCTCAATCTCGATAGTCTTGTATCACCAACCACATACAATTGGAAGGCGGAATGCACTGTGCTTGAGGGGCTGTTACCTATTACTGTTTTTCCAGCATTGTCTATTTTGAAGATATTGACATCTGATGCTTGGTCATGAGCCTCAAAGACGTTCCCTGTTCCTGTCTGTTCGACCTTGAACAGAGCAATATCACTCTCATCTGTAAGTTTCAATTGTTCTGAACCTGATGTATCAGTCCAAGTCAAAGATGATATACCGTTTTCAGTCCCACCGTCATTATATAATAATTCAGTATCACTACCACCGACACTTCCACCTGTTGCGGCTATGGTTACAGCACCACCCGACTCGGTGATAGTGACGTTGGAACCGGCGGTGAAGGCAAGTGTCTCAGATGCACCGAGAGTGTTGCCACCTGCGGTCACGGGCCTGAAGGTGTTGGTGTCTGTGTTGGTATCGGTTGCCGCTATCGTGATTGTGTCAGTGGAAGCGTTGGTGGTAATAGTGACATTTGCACCTGCGGCTACGTTGAGCGTGTCTGTGGCGGCATCTGCCACTATGTTGCTTTGCCCTGCCACGGCTATGTTTTTGAAAGCAAGTGTAGCACCACCCTCGGCCTGTGCCGCTATCGCTTGTTCTGCTGCATCTGTGATGTGTTCTGTGCCGACAATGTTCTGTAGATGACGATTCTTCGGCATACCCCGAACTATCTACAGGTGTTTGATAAATGTTATCGCCGTTTAAATAAAAGATCAATCCAGTCTGTAATATTAGAGCCACTAATCACCGATAAACAAAAAAACCAAATAAAAAAACCACAGAGGGCCTCAACCATCCCACAGCCTCGCATGCTCAAAGACTTTGGCCCATAAAAGAACCCCGGTGGCTATCCACAATAAACAAAGAGTAGTGCAGAAATACTCAATCAAAGTCCTCGCCTACGAAGCCACATATCCAGCAATATTGCCGTGAACAGAACAAACATAGGGATGAGGACAGATTCATAACTCACTTCTTCCCCCCACTCTTGTTTCCGTTGCTGGTGGTCACAAACTCATCCATCTTGAGTTCGTGGGACTTCTGCATTTTCTCCATTTCAAGTTCGTGTGTTATGCGAGCCATCTCCAACGCCCTGATGTGATCTTTCTCTGCATCTGTGGAAGCAACGTCAGATGCTAGTTGGTCAGGTAGAATGTTTATCTTGGCAGACTCCTTGCCCTTGAACAAATCAAGAACGGTTGTTATCATAAGAAGTGCAGGACCGCCGAGAAGACCGATGACTGTGAGTTGTGAGTCCGTGATGTCCCTCTCTTCGACAATGCTGAAGTAAGATGCCGTAGAAGCAATTATCACCCAAGAAAGCACGACTCCAAGCCCAAACGTAAGCATAAGTCTGTCATTAGGCCCGTTCTTTTTAACTGCCATGTCCATACGAACCTTCTTGCGTCTTATTAACATTTCACCCACTAAAATCAAGGTTAGGCTAAATGCAAGTCCATAAAAACCGAAAAAAAGGACATCGCTGAGGAATGATCCCGTTGTTCCTACATCAATAGACATCTGATGCACCCGGCTGTGAGTTTTCGCGTGGCAGTTGTCCTACCCTGTTGTCTGATGTCTCGTCCTTTCTCATATCGCCTTCCCTACCTACTGTGGGTAGATTTAGTTCATCTAGTGCTTGATTGAGCGTGATGATGCCTGAGTTCCAACCAAGCGTGACCCTTTGCATGATGTTGAGCGGTGTCTCTGAATCCATCGCATCGAACTTGATCGTCGGCAGGTCTTGTCTACGGTATGGGATATCAAGAAGGCTAAGGTGCATCATAAACATCTTTGTGGCGGCCTCTGCGAGTATTCGGTGCATCCTGCTGATAGCACCAACGGCCCACAGGTTAGCGTTGTAAGTCGCCGCGAACGTGGACCCTCGCTCTTGACCGGCAGCGACACGGGGAACTTGCAACACGGCGGCTATGTCAGCGTTGATCGTGTCTAGGAAGTCTACGTTGTTGGGTACAGAGTTGCCGACATCAACGTGATGTAGTTGAACGTAGTGAGGCAGTATCGGTATCTGATCTCCCCTTATGCCCTCAAACAGTTTGATAACCTCGTCCATGATGTGTTTGAGCCTGTCGTTCTGCTCTGCCGGGTCTTGGATATGCTCGATGGCAGACTTGTCGATGGTGATGAACTGCTTGGTCATGCTGTCCTCAAGGCTGATTCTGTTGTTCATGCTGTTGTACTTCATGCGTATGGGCTGTTTCAAAGCGGTAAACCGGGATGCACCCCACACACCGTAGGTCCGGCGGCCCTTGTTGTCGGTGAACCAGTTTGATCTGTAGTCAATCTTGATGTGCATGATCTCGTTGGAGGGGATGTCACGTTCGTACATCGTGCCTTCACGCACCATGTACTTGTCTGCGTTGATGATCGGGTTGTCCTCGTCTGCGACGAAGTAGGAACCGAGGCCGCCTCTTTCGTCAACTATGGTTATCTGCTTGACGGGAAGTGACTG